GAGATTTAACACCAAACTTCTTAAGTGCCTTATCAAAGAAAGCTCTATATTTCTTTTGCTTAGGAGATAGTTCTTCTTCTACTTCCTTTTTATCGTCTTCATCTTCGTCTTTAACTTCAGACTTAGTTTTGACATCGTATTTTTTACCAGCAAATACAAAAGTTTTATCACCCTTTTCTTTTGCAGCCATTACAGCTTTTCCAAAGGCATTACCTTCTTCTTTGGAATCTTCGTCTTCGTCTTCATCATCGTGTTTACTTTCAGATGTGACTTGACCTTTTTCATCAGCACCAGTCTTTTTAACTTTATGCTTATCTTTAAATTCCTTTTCGCCTTTAGCTTCAGGTTCACCAGCTTCATCTACATCTGGCTTTTCATGGGTATAACCCTTTTTAGAAAGTTCTTCATGATCTTTCTCGTTTTTAGCTACAACTTTCTCACCAGTTTTTGGATGAAACATATCGTGAGGATATTTAGCTTCTTCTTTTTTTACTTTACCTTCTAGAACGTCTTTAACTGCGTCAGCAACGTTTAAGGTTTCTTTATCTTGCAATTTCATGGTTTCCTCCTTTATTGCATTACTAACATTCCAGTTATCGCAGCTGCAGCTGCAGCCATGACGATCCAGAATAATTTGTTGATTACATTAATGGTAGTAGCATTATTGCGGCATTGCCTTTCTACTTCCTCTAATCTTTTTTGTCCTTCTACCATCATATCCATTTGTTGATGTAGAAATTTTTCCATGCTTTGAATTTTTTCTTCAGCACGAGCTAATGATATAATAGCTTCAGACAATTTGTCTAGCTTATTTTCAATTCTATCTAATCTATCGGTCTGAGATTCTCTAGCCATATTATGCTTTACCTTCTTTAATTTTGCCTTTTACAATATCTTCAAGGTTATCATCTAACCACTCGTCAAAGTCATCAGGATCATCTCCGACATAAGGTTCATTTTTAAATACCCAGTGTTTAAGTGCCTCTTCAGCGTCTCTTGACAAGTACTTATCTATGTTACCTGTTCTCTCTGCCTGTTTTAATTCTTTACCATACCTACGAACAATATCCTTCATCTTTTTAGGATAAGTAACTCTTTCTTCTACATTTTCTTCAGACAAAGTATGCTCTTTAAAGTTTTTCATTCCAACATATTTTTGAGTTTCTTTAGTAGTACCAGCCATTGACCCTTGGTATTTACCAATAACTTTACCAGAAGAAATGTACTTATCTAGGATTTTTTGTTGCTTGACATTAAGCTTCATAGCGTTATATAAAGCTTCTTTACGATTTGTAGTACTACCATTATATGGTTTTTTAGATGCATATATTCTACTAGCTTTTACATCACCAGCAGCCTTACCTACATATTGAGATTTGATTTGACCACGGTCTAAATAATCTTTTAAAATTTCTGATTGAATTGGATTTAATTTCATTGCAGCACATAATGATTCATAATTCTTACCCCAAGATTCAGCAACAATTTTTTTAAATGATTGTGTAGTAGCCGATTCATTAGCTAATCTAAGCGCATTAGCTACATTTTGATCTTTAGATAAACCTTTCTTCATCTTTTCGATTTTATTAACCGCTCCGGTCATATTACCACCCATTAACAAAGCTAGCTTTACGGCTTTAGCAATAAGTTCAGGTGGAAACTTTTGATTATATTTTTCTTGCATATTATCCTCTTACTTTAGCGGCTAGATCTTTATCAGCTCCACCCCATGTTCCTTTTGATTTTGTTGCGAATGAATTGACTCTGGCCAATCCCCATTGTGTTGGATTAGTGCCTGGTCTATGACTAGTTTTCCATGCAGCATATCCTCTATCGAATACTTTCTTTAATATAGCATAAGGCATTCCAGACTTATCTGCTTTTTTCTTTAAAGCTGCTTTAGCATCAGCTTCTTCTATAGACTGTTTAAAACTTTTCATTTCACCAAACTTCTTTTTAAAATTCTTAGTATGTTGACTTTCTGGAGCATTAGGTCTTGGTTTATCATGAGCTGCTTTCTGTTTAGCAGTCATTTTATCATATGCTTCCTCAACTTCTTCAATTTTTTCTACACCGTCAAGCCATACTCTTTTCTTATTTTCACCTAGTTGTACAATAACATAATTAGTACCTAGGACTTTAATATTGCCGACTTCGTCGCTTTCTTTAATAACAACTTCGTCGCCAACTTTAAATAGGTTTCCTTCAACATATTCTTCTCTTCTATCAGAAACTTTTTCCAACTGAACATGTTTTCTAAAATTCTTTGATTCAGCTAAACCCATTCCAGCTCTTACAGCATTGAATAGATCTTCTACTCCTTTAAACCCTTTAGGCATACCTTTTGCAAATGTCTTTAAATCGTTATCATTTGCTGCAGCTCTTAATTTAGATGCTGACATTCCAGTAGCGCCTTCGGCGTCTGGATCTCTTTCACCAGCGCTTTTGACCATAACACCAGATTCAAATTGATAAAATCCATGTCTACCTTTTACACCATTATATTTGTTTAAAAGCTTTTCAAATTCTAACACTCTATCTTCGCCAGCAACCATGGTTACTTTGGTATAACCTTGGTCGTATAATTTAACAATTGCATCAAATGCTGTTCTTACACCTTTATCTGCCATGATGCTTCTTGCATGTTTTGGAAACATCTTTCTTAAAAATTTAACTTTAAGCTTAAAGTCCAATGGATTCTTTTTTGGATCCTGACTTTGTGAAGGATAGATTCTATATTGACTACCTCTAGCTAGCTTTTTTACTGCATCCATGAGCTTTTCATGACCAATTGTTGGTGGATTAAATCTACCAAAGGCAAATACTACTTCACCACTGTCTTCTTTCAAATACGCTTTAAATGAATTTACTTTCATAATATATTACTTGGCCTTTTCTTTATTTTTCTTAAGCTTCAATTTGTCTGCTTTTTTAACGGCTGGTAAAATCTTCTTCATAATTTTATTTATAGCACCTTTTTTCTTGTCTACTTTCTTTTCAAGATCAGTACGTGCTGCAAACCCTAAATCATTTTTAGATTTACCTTTGAGAATTTTTTTGATGATCATGTCACGTGCTTGCTTTTTAGCACGAGCTTTGAGTTTTTCTGGAGATGCTAATTTCTTGGCAGCTTTCTTTTTGCCAAGTGCAATTTTAGCTTTGTTCTTTTTGAAGGCAGCTTTCATTTTCATACGCTGAGCCATTGTCATAGCTTCGTCTTGCTGCGCAAAATCTTTAAATGTTTTCATATATCCTCGGTTATCCCATTAATCAGTTAGGATTATCCCAACCTTTTATTATATCTTTGCTAAAGTTATTGGCAGAAAATTCTAATCTGTCAACAAGTTTAACTGCTCCACCTTCCATACGATCTATGGCGACAAAACCTTCTGGGTTGGTCACCTTAAATCCGGATTTTGTTTTTACAAATGTCCCTATTTTATTGAGACTATTAAGTTTATTTATAATAATTAATTTGCTATCTACAATAAAATTTTGTAAATCGAACACTAATTTCAATTTTTTTTGATTAGAAGTACTAAAAAATTTAAGAACTCTTTCCCTTTTAGCTTCTACACCGGCCTTTCCTTTAACTGAAGATAACTTATCAGCCTGTTTATCATATCTAGCGTTAACCCATTCAATCATACCTTTTACATGAGCTGTTGTATTTGTTATTCTTTCATTAGCTCTTACTTTAGTATTATTATATGTATTGATCAATAGGTTTAATTCTTTATCAGATTCAATTTCTTTTAATGTTGAAGCTGCAATCTTTTTAAAGATCTTTCCAGCTTCAGATAACTTTTTAGTAACAGCTTCAGTTTCTTTTGCTGTCATAGTAGCAGTTCCAGATATATCTGGTAGTGTAGCATCTACCTGCCATACTTTAGAAGATTTTTTAAGTTTAGGGACAATTTCTTTTCCAAACTCTGCTCTCATTGTTTCAAATGTACCACCAGAATATCCTGTATGCCATACAATACCTATTTCAGCTTTTTGAATTTCTTTAGCTAACGGCGTACCTGCAGGAACAGCATAAACAATAGTATTAGGGTGGAAAGTAATATGTTTAATTCCATTTATATTCTCGGTTTTTATATCAGACTTATCAAACATAAAATCGCCCTGGATAACATCAGTGATGCCCAAGTCTTTTAAGTTATCAAAAGCCTTAATTAATTTACTAGTTAAATCGCCAGAAGTATCAGCTTTTATGTCTTCATGGGATTTATATACCTTAGGATTAGCATTAAAGATGCCTTTTTTAGCTACAAAAAACTTACCATCGCTTGGATCTAATCCAGCAAATACAGCGGGAGCCCCGTCCCACTTGACCGTAACGTCTACTGGCACCTTTGCGTTACCGGAAAGCATATCCCTAAGTGCTCGTAATGCTAGGATAGCCTGGCGGGCTCCCTTAACTCCACCGTCAAGAACAAGATCCTCAATATGTGTCATATGAGTATTCTTTGCAGCTTCTGTTATGAGTTGTTTTTTAAAGCTCAACATTTATTTTTACCTTTAAGTTATTATATCCTTTTATTAATCTATGGTACATCATTTTTGGAATATAATATGTTTTAAATTCTTCTAGTAATATTGGTAAGCATCCATTATATTGTAATTGCCATGCTTGTCCTTCCAATACTTCTATTACTCTATCCTCTTTATCACGATGCCAAACATACTCTTCATCTGGAGCATGTACATCAAACATTCTTATATTATCGGTTTCCGTATACGGCTTACCAGAAATAACTACCACCACCACTTAATCCTAAATCTTTTGCATACTTGGGTAACCTACATGCCCAGTATCCAGCTTTTGTTTTATCAGTTTTAGTTTCACAATTGTGTCTAGCTGAAAAACTTCTAGCTGCTTCTCTATCATTAATTTTAGAGCTTAGCCCACCTTTTTTATCTCCAAAATTTATCTTTTTTACATTACCAGTCTTAGGATCTTTTACGTATACAACATATTTTGTTGGACCTCCAGATCTTTTTGGTTTATTTAATTCAGGTTCTGCTGCCTCAAGCATAGGTTGTTCTAAAGGAACATTCTTACCTTCATATAAACCAAAGTTTCTAATTTCAGAAAATGTTTTCATGTTTACCCAAACCTTTTTGCAAAAGTCTTTAAATCAATTGTTTCAAAAGAGCCAAACTCGTCAGTTACTTTATAACCAACTTTACCTTTAAAATCTACAGGTTTTGCTGTATAATATTTGTTGCCTTGACGTAAACCTTGGATTTCAGATCCATAGAATCCTAGCTTCTTCATCTTAGGAGCGCCTTTAGCTTCTCTTACTTCATTAAATTTTTTCATTACTTCCCCTTTATTGTTCGTACAACTTTGCTTAAAATCATTTTAAGTGCTGTCATATATGCCCAACCATACCCATGAAAGATATGGAAAGTGTGGTTTTTTTCTATTTCGGATTTAGGACCAAATTTCTTTGTCCAATTATCCACGTACTCACCTTTATATCTCAAAACAGCGTGGGATAATTTCCATTTACTTGGTCCAACCAAACAAATACCTGCTTGATGTGTAATCAATAACCACCACATTTTAAGATGGCTTTTATCACTTAATCGATATAAAATTGATAAAGCATAATCTTCACAGTCACCTACGAATTTACCTTCTGCATCTTCAGAATATATAATCTTCCAAGCATCAGCCATGCCATATTGTTCTTTATCATATCTATATTTCCATTTATCATTAAATGCAGATACAATATTATTTCTAGTTTTTTTATCCATTTTTTTGTCCCTTTATCCATTTAATTGCAATGGAATTTTCAGGAGCTTTTTGAGCCCAAGTTTGTATTTTTTTGTAAGCATCAGTTGTTGCTTTCTCTATATTAGAACCTTCAGAATTATCTACAATTGTCATTCTATTTCGAAATAACGATTGGAATTTACCAATGTTTTTTTGAACTCCATCCCACATTTTCTTTACCATATCGTCTGGTAAAGATCTACTTCTCATATTATTTCTTTTCTGAGCAGTTTCTAAATCCGTATTAACAAATATCATATGTACAGCATAACCTATTTCTCTTAACATATCTACTTGTTTTTTAATCTTTGCGTAGTCTTTTCCAGTGCCATCTACTACAATACCATTTCTTCCTTCTAAAGCTCTAGTCATAATTTTACCAGTTAAAGCTTTTGCTGAAGCTCTTACTGCTTGCCCTTGAGCTGAAGCTATATCTTCTGGATCAGTTGTTAATCCAGCTTTTTTTAATCCTTTTTCAAAAGCTTCATCTGAATTGATTAACCTAAACCCTAAGGCTTTAAGAGCAGTTTTACCAACTACAAAAGATTTACCAGAACCTGGTCCTCCAGCTAAAAATACAGCTTTAAATATAGCAGGGTCATTAACACCTTCTGCAATAAAACTTTTAAATCTATCAACCACCGAATTCGTGCCCCGCTACTCTTTTCATTTGCTTTTTATATTCTGCAAAATCTGGTTTATCTTTGTAAAGTTTAATAGAGATTTCATCTCTTTCTTTACCTTTTATTCTCCACTTATAACCTTGTTCTTTATGCTCTGGATCTGTGGTTTTTACAACTCTACGTTTGTAACCATCTTCCCAGGTTTCACCTTTATACTTACCTTCACCTTCAAAAATAAATCGTTTAAAATCTTTCATTATTTCTTTTTTAAATCATACCTAAATGATTTATCTTTATTTTGACCTTTTTTAGTAACACCATATCCAGCCATTTTAGCTAGTTGTTGCAATACTGGCCAGTTTCTTTCATGTTGATTTTTTCTTTTGGCTTTTAGCACATCATCTTTTATTTTACTAAAAAATGTATCAATCATATCCATGTCGTTCATAACCAACGGTGCTTCATCAATAGCTTTTGATGTTTCTATAATTTTAGATTCTAATGTTTTATATTCCATTATTGATATACCTTTACATATGCACTAGAATCTTCTGATTTAGATCCAGCGTAGTTAACTATTTTTGTTATCCATCTATTTGCTTTAGTTCCAGAATTAATATCTGCGTAATATAGAACATATAGACATGCTAATTTTGATGCAATCCAATATACATCTTTCTTTAATATTTCTTTTTCGAAATTTTCATACGTATCATTCTTATAAAAATGACTGTATACTTTATAAAATATGTTAAGATCTCTTTTCTTTTTTCTGACAATATTTTTTGCTATTTTATTTATTGCTTTATTGTCCGGTAATTTTTTTCCAAAAACTTGTTTAACAGCATCAATCATAACACCATATCCAGCACCACCACCTCTTGCTGTTTTAAGTACTATTTCACCTTTAATTGCAGCACCAGCAGATCCAGCTCTTAAAGACATTTTACCAGTATCAAATATTATAGTACCACCTTTATTATCCCAAAATGTGCCTCTTACTTCTCCTTGAAATATAAGAGATTTAATTTTATGATCGTCAGTATCTGGTGGTAGTTTAATATTATATTCTTTTGCTTTAGCTGTTTTCTTAACAAGCTTAAGAGATATTGCAACTACTTTTCTATCAACAAAATTTTGCAATAAACCTTTATTATAAGCAGTAATATTTTCTGGATTAAGAGCTTTATTAATACTAATTGATTTATCTATGGCCCAGATATCTCCCGGATTCCATTTATCATCTTTGACAGGTTTTTGATCTGAATTTTTATATGCCACATTTTTAAGAGCATATATAGTATTCATTTCTTTACTATTTCTATGTAGTTTATGAGATTTGTTTATATAACCTTGCTTAATCAATAGAACTGCAGATTCATATGATGAATGGAACCATCCATCTTCAACTGATAAAATTTCATCAATTGTAGCATCAACATCTACTTGTTTATATGCAGCTTTAAGTATATCAGGGTTTTGAAAGAATTCTTCAGATTGAATACCATGATCTAACATAGCTTGACATAGAACACATTGATGAGATTCTGTAATTTTAGTATTAAGTGTTCCACCACCGGAACCACCTCCACCACCAAATACAGAGCTCTTACCTAATTCTGAAGAACTTATTGTTTTTCCATCTCCATGAAGTGGAAATGGTTTACCTAGCTTTTTGAATATTTCTATTTGAGATAAAGCATCGTCGATTTCAGTAACAGTAAATGTACCACCTTTAGCGAGTTCTAAAGGTTTATTGTCTTTAATCAAACGTACTAAAATATCTAATCGATCTTCGCCAGTTATTGAGTTAGGCTTTTTTAATTCACCGGGAGTCAGTTTTACCGCTTCTTGAATTGAATCAGATTTAAATTTTTTAAATGCTAACATAGATATCCCTTTTGTTATATCTATTTATACATTATAATTCTTCTTCTACATTCACCCAGGGATCATGATCAAAGAAAGGATTAGGCTTTATATTGCCTTTGTCGTCATAGCATATAACTTTATTACGGTGCAATACTTCTAAACAAGCTTCAGCACCTTCACGTCTTCCAATTTTGTACGAAGAATACATCATACCAACTGTAACCAATAGCATTATTATAAAAAATACTTCAGTCATGGCTTGCAATCTTTTCTACCCATACTTGATAGCCTTCTTCTTTCATTCGGCTTGCAAATATCGCAGCGGTTTCCTCTAATTCATATAGATATTCCGCTACGATAATATCGTTCTTTTTTGCAATTACTTTAAAAATCACCGGAAGCTACCTGCAAACATTTCAATCCATTAGATCTCCACATGTCAACAACACGTTGTCTGTCATCTAAGACAAATTGTGTAGACCAAAATGGTTTAACATGCTCTTCAAACATTTCCCATTTAACAATAGAGTCTTCTCTATTATCGCCATCTGGTCTTGTAAAGATATGGTCAAATGGTACTTTATGTCTTTTCAACCAAGATCTACAGATTATTTCTGCGGAAGCTGGTCGAGCAGTAAACACAATGATAGTATGATCTGGAGCGAATCGTTGTACGATATCTGCTACAATAGGATCCAAACCATCCTCACTAGATCTAGACCAGTCATAAGGGTCTCTATCAGTGAATCCTTCACGGTGGCACAAAGTTCCATCCATATCAACAAGGATAGCTGACGGATGCGCAATTGCTCCTGTATTGTTTTCCATGTTATTCTCCGTAAATAAATTTTGCTGTTGCATAAATTAACACCCACTAGTGATGTGGACATAAGCCTCATCACAATCTTCAATTTTCTTACCACACAAACACTCATCTTCTTCCTCGATAGATGGTGCACCTACTAAATCTCTTATTTGAGCTTCAGTATATCTTTGCTCTCCGTCTCTGACAGATTGTTTTGCTAGAATTTCTTCTGGCTTTGCAAATGGTGTTACAATAAATTTTTTCATTTAACACCTCCATTAGTTGGAACTGAAAATCCAGAAGCAAGACCACCTGAGTGGTTTGCAAGGTAATGTGGTCCAGTCCAAGCTACGCTGTAAGTTTCAAAGATGTTTCCTCTAGCTTTATTTGTAGCTGGAGCATTTCTTCCAGCAGCTTTAAGAAGATCACCAACCTGAAACTTTTTGTTTCCTTTATTGATAAATCCCCAAACTGAACCTTCAGTTTCAACTCTAATATATTTAGACCCTTCGTGAAAAGTAATGTTTTCTGCAAACCTTTCCACTTGATCTTCTGCATTATGAAACTTTGCAGTAAACCTGGCGTAATCCGCTACGATTGCGTCCTTTAGTATTTGTATTTGTTTTTCCATTAAATTAACTCCTTATTTAATTATTTAATATAGATATTATAACACAGTTTTCCACAAAAGTAAATAGTTTTTTTCACTTTTTTTCACTTTTTTTATATTATTTTGTTATAAAGGAGTAAAGATTTGATCTATAATTTTACCACATTCTTGTGCAATTTTGATATGTTCTAATTGAGTACCATGTTCGCTACGCAGTTCTATATAGTGAATCCAGCTTCTTAGAGTGCCATTTACATACATTCTAGACATTGTTAGCCCTTCAGGTAATACCGCTCTAGCTTGCTCTTTAGCAATACCAGCTTCAATTGCCCAATCATAAGCCTTTTTACATCGTTCAATAATTGTTTCTTGGTAAGATTCCCATACATATTGAATAGGATCGTCTTCTGGAAGTTCAATTGAATTTTGCCTATTTTTAAGATCTTGAAGTCTAGCGCTTCGTGTAGTAAACTCTAGATCATTAGTTGGATCTGCATATCGTTGACTAAATTCTTGAAATGCAAATGATCTATGTCTTAAAATTTGACGAGCAATGTCTCTGGGACAATTAATTTCCATACACACTGAAACCATTTCTAATGGTGACCAATGCTTGTGTTTAATAAGATATTTGACTAGCTTCTCAGCTGTTTCCTCATTGAGCTGATTATCAGGGTTTGATACCCTAGCGCAATAAGCAACCAGCTGTAGAACATCGTTTGGAATATCGAAGTCTACAGCTGGTTGTGAATATGATATAAGTTTCACATCCGTCATAATAAATAATTTCCTTAACTTTCAGATTTGACTAAAGTATAAATGCCCCAAGCAAGACCAACCCAAGCTGCAAGCTTAGCTAATCCACCAAACAGAATAACAGAACCACACACGGCAATTAGACCTACTCCATCAAGAGAGGTTCTTTCACCTATTCTTCCCATTACCCAATCTTTTGCTTTTACTAACATATTTTCTCCTAAGTTTTAAAATCAGCAAACGTGTCTTTTGTTTCTCTATCGCCCCACGTTGCTATAGGTTTGTCGGGAGCCATATCTGACATAATATCAGTTTGAGCCGACTCTTCAACATCGTAAAGTTTCATTCTAGCTCGATCAATACCAACTACAAATCTCTTGTATTTAGTTGGATCGTTATAACGATTCTTCAATTGCTTAACAAGTAACTGCCCTAGCTCTTCTAATTCCTCTGTAGAAATTAAAGCAAACATAAGATCAGCAGTTGCTGGTAAGCCAAACGATTCCGAAGTATCTTCCAATCCAACATCAGTATTACCATAACCAGATCGTGTTGTTTGCGTTGCACTCACGATAGGAAGATTAAATTCGACAGCCAAACCACGTAGCTCTTCAGCTATAGATTTGACATACGAATAAGTATTTATACTTCCACCTAAGCCTTTTATCCTAGATGATGCACAAATATTCAAATAATCCAAATATATAATATCGGGTTTGAAATTCTTTTTAAGCTTTAATTCGTTTAATAATGCCCTAAAGTGACCAGTATGAGCTGCACCGGTAGGATATTCTTTAACGATTAGTTTACCTATTGACCCTTTACCAATCTTTTCTATTTTAGAATCAAATACGTTTTTTGGTAATGATTCCAATTGTTGTATTGGTAGGTCCATAAGGTTAGCATCAATACGTTCAGCAATTCTTTCTTCGGCCATTTCCATTGTAATATACAATACATTTTTACCGAGTTCAAGATTTGCTGCAGCGCAATGACACATGAATAATGATTTACCTACACCAGTACCAGCCATTGCGATATTGAGTGTTTTATTTGGTAAACCGCCTTTTGTAATTTTATTAAGATAATCCAAATCAAATGGAATTCTAGTTTCTACTGTATTATAAAATTCAAAACGTTCATCTGAATTATCAATATAGTCATGGCCAATGTTAGGATCAAATGATACACCTAAAGCATTAGACAAAATTTCAGGAATAGCTCCATCTCCTCTTTCTGAGTCTTTACCATCAATGATTTGAATTGAATCCATGATAGCATTATAAACTGCTCTATCCTTACACCACTTTTCTGATTCATTAATTAAGTAATCAATATCAATATCTGATTTTTCTTTTAGTTCATTAATTAATGTTTGTGTCCTATTTAACACATCTTCAGGAGCATTAACCTTTTTTAATTCAAGGTCAAGTACTTTACCCGAAGGTATTTTATTGTGTTGATTAACAAAAGATACAATGAGATCAAAAACAACTTTATGCTCTTGATCAAAGTATTCTTTCTTTAGAAAAGGTATTACCCTACGACAATATGTTTCATCATTGATTAGATGATTCAGTATTTGTGTTGGGATTTGATTCGATATTTCCAATATGGGCTCCATTATCTAGTGAATCCTCAATAGCGTGTTGTAACACACCACCAAGATAATTCTTAAAATTTATATCATTTAAAAGGTCATCTTCTTCATAACCTTTTGAGTCAACTACATTATAAGAAAATGAAAGAGTAGCATAACCTAACTCTACTGATTCTTTTACAGAAACAGTACCATATATATATCTGATACCCTTCCATTTTCCAGTTAAAAGTTCAACAGCATACCAATCTTCCTCATTGGATTCTATGAACTTGTAGTCATTTCTGTTTATGACTTGTTGTTTACTCATCATCTAAATCCAATTCAACTTCTAGCAATGGCTTATGACCAATTTGATAATGACCTTTTATAAACTTTTTAAAGTCTGTTCCATTTAAGATTGGTTCCCAAAACTCTTTGGTAAGAGTATCTTTTGCTCTTACTTTTGGATCTAGTAATTCTCCAGTTTCTTTGTCAACATGACAATACCAACCATTGGAAGGCTTAGCGACATAATTACCAGCCAAAGCAACATCCAATAAACCAGAATAAGTTTCAATACCACCTTCCCAAGTAACTGAGATTGGCACTTTAGATTTTTCTCTAACAAACCTTGATTTCTCCACATTGATTACAAAGTGATAACCTTTGATTTCAGTACCTTGCTTTTCTTGCTTTCTACCAATAATCCAAATGTTATCTGCAGAGTAATAAATACCTGTTCCACCTGAAACAATAGCTTTTGGAAATAATCCAATCTCTTGATATGTATGGTTAACCGCAAGTAAAGGGATATTCTTCATAGTTAGATAAGGAGTAACCATTCTGAACAATCCCTTTAATGCTTTAGCTCTTGACATATCAGCAACACCCTTTTCATTAAGAGCATCTTCCAATTCTTTCTTAGAAGCCAAGTTACCGATTGAATCAATTACGATACAAACTTTATCACCACGATCTAGATTATCTAATTGACCAACTAAATCAAATTTAAGTTGTTCAACGTCAGTAATTGGTGTATGTAATACTCTACTAGGATCGATTCCAAATGATTCAAAATATGATTGTGGTGAACCAAATTCAGAATCATAAAATAGTAATACCGCGTCTTCATGTTCTTTAAGATATGCACCTGCCATTAATAAAGCAAATGAAGTTTTAAAGTGTTTACTTGGACCAGCCAAAACTGTTAGTCCACTTGATAATCCACCATCAGTATCTCCTGATAGTGCTACATTAATCATAGGAACTTCAGTTGTTACTACATCTTTTTCTTGAAAGAATACTGAATCTTGCAACACTTCTGTTGTTTTGATTTTAGAATTCTTTTTAAGTTTATCCATTATTCCCATTATTTTCTTCTCCTAGACCTATCTGGTCCTAATTGCATTGAACGTTCTTGTCTTTTCCATCGAGCAATACCTTCAGCTTTTTTTCTTTTGCGCTTAGCAGTAGGCTTTTCATAGAATTCTCTACGCCTAACTTCTTGAATGATACCAGCTCTTTCACACGCTTTTTTAAACTTTCTTAGAGCAACATCAAACGGCATTTCCCTTGGTGGTCTCTTATCTTTTTTATTTCTATTTGGCCTTGGCCTTAAATCTATACTAGGCAACGAATTGATCTCCCGGTTCCCATCCACAGCCAGTCAAACCGCCTGCTTTAAGAGCCTGTATTGTTCTTAATAATTCATTGACATTTCTTCCAGTATCGATAGCATTCATTGATACATGTTGTATAATACCTTCAGGGTCAATAATAAATGTAGCTCTTTCAGCTACCCACTCTTGATTGTTAATTACTTCACATTCATTAGCTAATAATAATCCACAATCTGCTGCTAGTGTATGTTTAATTGAACCAATAAGTTCATTAGACATTTTCCAGTTAAGTTTACAAAACTCATTATCACCGGAAACTCCCATCACAATAGCTTCATCATTTAGTTTATCCATATCTGCAATTTCAGTTGGACATATAAAAGTAAAGTCTTTAGGATAGAAGTAAATTACAGCCCAAGATCCAGTCAGATCATCTGACTTTACTTGTACTATTTGATTTTCAGAATTTACACCGTTAAGATGGAATCCTGGAAATTTTACATTTACATTTAACATAAGTTCTCCATTTGTTAATATATCTATTATAACATAAATTGGTCCAATTGTAAAGGACTTTTTTCATATTCATAGGTTTTCTTTTTGTTATCTTGTACCATAAAATCAGTATCTATTAAGTCTAATCGACCTTCTAAATACTTTTTAACCATAGCTGCTGGATGTTCAGCAGTTGTCACTGGTACATTTTGACAAATATGATTAAGAGATCTTTTAGGATTTAAAAGTTCGAAATCATTTGGAAGTTTCATAATTGATAAAGCTTCACGTACGGTTAAAAATCTGTCTTCGTCTGGATGAGTAAGGTTAGTAGGCATATGGCCAACAAAAGCTCCTATTTTATCTTTAGGAATTTCAATCCCTTTTCTCATAATATTGCCACCCGCTTTGAGTTTATGGTATTGTCTATCACATTTTTTTGCTACGACATCATATCCCTTTTCTCTCATCCATTTAGCTACAACTTTATAATTTGTTCTTTCTTCAATATAATCTTGTAGACCTACTGATTTGTCTAGTTTAGAAACAAACTCTGAATGAGTAATTCCACCTTCTAATTCTTCTAAAATATACTTATAATATGGTTCTTCTGAAGGAATCTTATCATTGGTTAATACACTCATAGGATCATTTGGATCACGTTTAATCGAACGTATATCATCAGCAATAAGCGATGGTTTTCTATCAATGTATTCAAACATTGGTACTTGATCTCCTTTCCAAAAGAAGTAAAAAGTACGATCTCTTACTTGGCTTAATCCATGCAATAGAGATTTAGTTTTAAATATACTAAATGTATATCCATTAGCTTCAGCAATTTTTCGTAATCTTCTAACAACTGGTTCACCCATTTTGGATGCTAATCTTGGAGCATTTTCTCCCCAAAACACTTTTGGCTTAACTTCAGTAAGAACATATTCGGCTGATTTAATCATCCAATCATTCATTGGACTATTACTTGCAGCTTGTGGACTTAGCGAACTTAATCCTGCGCATGGGCATACTGTATTTACTACATCAACTCCTTCAGTATGTTTTTCACCTTTCGATAAATTAATATACGGAATTTCATTATTATAATAATTCAGTAAGTGTTCTTCATTAGCTTGAAATCCATCAAACGTTAGAAAATATTTTGGTTTTGTTTTAAATATATTTTCCATTGCAATGGTTTCACCACCAATCAATGGAACTATGCTTGCCCATGTATTCATATTAAAAAAAGTCCTCAAGTGTATTAGTTGCTTCCATACCATTCCAATATGGATAGTACTCTCTTGATAGATGAATTGATTGTGGCTTTTCCATGTAGTCAAAATCAAGTTCACCTTTTTTATTTAACAAATATTTAGTCCATTGAATACCTAATCCGGAATCATGAATAATTTCATTAAATAATTTTCGAGCGTTATTACGCTCTTCCCATGTACCATTAAAAGGTTTACCATTATAGAATCCTGATTTAGGAATCTTTCGTGATTCATTTTCGATTGGTAGAAGTTCGTATATACGACCTGGAACAGATAAGTTCTTCACCTCCTCGACATATCGTTCAGCAAGATCTTTTACGTTCTTCTCCCAACCGCCTTCTAATCTACATACATGATGTCTTATATCAATATTACCAAAATAGAATTCTACTGATGCCTCAGTTTCTATATTGATAAATGATTTAAGACCTTCGTTCAATGCTCCATTTAAAGTTTTAAACGGAACACTATTCACAGTCCAACCTGGCCTATACATACAGATTGAATGAGAATCTCCTACTACCAGTTTCTTTGTTTGATTCGGATAATCGACTCGTTCAGCTTCTTCGAACATACGTTCAAGATTTTCGAGATCGACCTCATTCCATTCTGGTTGTACATCCTTTTTAGCTGATTCAAGTTTTGATTGAACCATTTGGTGGTATGGTGGAAAATCCATTCCAATTGAATAAACTTTACCTTTGAACTTAGAAAAGTTAACAGTGTTTTTAACGTATGGAAAACCATAGACGCCACCAAACATATTAATGCCACCAGACCAGTCATTCCCATGATAAACCCAAAGAGCATCATAATTGTTGTGGTCTTCAATTTCTCCACCGTAATTGATATCGCAGTGTCCATATTTCTCCTTAATCATATCGCCATATATTACACCTTGAGCTCCTCTATGAGAAGCTGCTCTTTTAGCAATAGGTATAAATGGGCAGTTAATTATATTTTTCATATTAAAAATTCTTCTATTGATGATGGCTGTGTTTGTAAGCTTTTTACTATAGATGTAACATCAGTTTCAGCAATTTGTCTTTTTGCAATACGTGATGTATTTTTTTTCATATCGCAGTAAACACCATATTGGCATAAAGCTACTTCAGCCGTATAGCACATTAATTCGTTTTGTGGAAATGTATATACTTGTTTGTCTTCAACAATAACATTATGCCAAAACTCATTAAATTTAATTTTACCAAATAATTTTTCTTGGTTTTCTCTTACCCAGACAACTTGATTACCAGGCGAGCATTCTCTATTAGTTAATTTTGGAAATAACATTTTAAGAGTCAGTTGGCATCCAGGACCAGGTACTACAAAAGCTTCATCATGATTAAATGGTAAATTAGGATTAGTTGATTGGTCAGTAGCTCCATGATATCCATAGTAAGGACCTATTCCTTCTTTTGAAAGTAATATTTCAACGCACTCTTTTAAAGTAGTACAATTAAGGATTCTATCAACAGTACCATCTACTAACCAATCAGATAACCAAACAATCATATTGACTGCATGAGTATCAAATCCATATTTTTGTTTTGCAAATTTATTTGATGCTCCCATAAGTGAAGTATGAAGTTCAGTCTTTGACCAAATGGAATATCCTAATCCTTTGGCTCTATCTAAATTAGATCTAATTTGACTTACGTATTCTGGATCGATTAAAGCTCGTTCAAAATCAGTATAAGCTTTTCTTGGATCTAATTCAGCATTAAGAACTCTATGGCAGTCTCTACCTCCATAGAAGTGAGTAATTAAAAAATTAAGAACTCTATTCTTTTCAGACATTTCTTTATTTGTAGATATGTTTGTTGCAATATATCGAAGACGATCATCCATAGTTACATTAGGACCAAAGTATTCAGTATTCCATTGTATAGCAGGATCATCACTATTAAAAGATTCAGATAAACCAGCTCGGTAATCAAATCCTTCAATAACACGAGACCAAAAGTAAGAGATATCATCTGCTACAGATTGGTCTACGTATTTCCATAAATTAGTACTTGACATGTTCCTCACTTTCACGAACTAAATGAATTATATTTAAATTTGGATGAACCTTTTTAATTTCATTAATTTGAATTGGGTCATCTTCAAAATGCATTCCAATTGTATAATCATGTCTTTCTTCAAGTTCTTTAATAGTTTCAGCTTTATGTTTACCAGAAGCTTCTCTACTATATTCAGGATCTGATCTTTTCAATGGATTATACATTACTCTATTATATATGCCACGAGATTCTAACATTTTTTCTGTTTCTTCTCTTTGTTCGAACGACCGCCCTGTGATAATAATATCCATATCACAAGGTCTTACGCCATAATGCTCTTCTCCGAAATAGATCACACCATCAATATCAAATGTATTAACTAATACCTTAGACATAATCATTCTCTGCAGATTGAAAAGTGTGTGGAAGATCTTTAGCTTTTGGACGATTCTCTTTTAACTGAGGTTCAGTCATTGGAGTAACTACACGTCTTGCTAAAGCATCGCATTCAAACTTAGCATCTTCAGTTTTAAGCTGAACAGGTGGTGTCTTTTGTGTCCAAGCTGATGGACCTCTTAGGAAACCTACAATACCCATTTCAGAAGCTACTTTACAGAAACGAATAGCTGAAACAACTACTCCACCAGAGTTTGGTGAATCTTGAACTGAAAGTCTTGCTGACATTTCGTAACGAGCTCCAGCAAATCCATAAGCAACCATATCAAAGTTTGCAATTTTATTATCAGATGCAATATATTCTCCACCTGGTTTTTGTAAAACTGTTAATGATGGTCCAGCATATAGTGTCATACCTGCAGTACTTTCGTCTCTTACAATGTTTTGACCTTTAAGAACATTTTCTTTAGATACATGTTTGTTCTTCAAACGATATTCTTTTGCCATGTTTAAGAAATCAGTATTAGCAGTACGACCGGTTCTAATATGTTCTTGACCTTGAGTTGATCCAGCAGCCATATTCATTTGAATATGTTGTGTAACCATAAGTCCAGAATCTAGCATAGCACCTTGAAGTACTTCGGACATTCTTGATGCTCCCCAAGCTGATCTCATATCAGATCCAACAATTGATAAACCTTTATCGATAAATCTTTGTTCAGTATGTACTGCATCTTCAGTTGAAATCAATGTAGGAATACAATTGACAAAATGAACTTCAGCTGCTAACGCAACATCAACCCAATACTTCGAAGCTTCTTCAGAA